GGTGACGAGAATATCTTTACTATGGAAGACGATTCTCTACTAAGTGTTAGCCGTGTTGCAGATGGTCATTGGAACATTGATCGTCAGAGACTAGGCAAGGGCCGTTCTTTCAGCGTAGAGACTGCCACTTACGGCATTGGTATCTACAGTGAGTATGAGAGACTACTAACTAACGCTGAGGATTTTGCTACTTTCGTAACTAAGATTTATGAGGCTATTGACCGTTTTGTGAACGAATCCATTTATCAGGCATTCAAGTCTGCTGCTGAGCAGCTACCTGGCGGTGCTTCTGGTGCAGGTCAGTGGGTTAAGACTTCCGATCTATCTGCTACTACTAAGGACGCTTTCATTCAGCTAATTGAAGATGTTCAGATGGCTACTGGTAAAGAAGTTGTTATTATGGGTACCAAGGTTGCTCTAAGCAAGCTAGAAAAGATCCAGGATATTAATTGGGTTTCCAATGAAATGAAGCAGGAGCGCCATACTACTGGCCGTATTGGTCTATTTGATGGTGTTAGACTAGTGGAACTAAAGCAGGGCTTCGCTCTAAATGATACTACTAACAGACTAATTGATGACAAGCAGCTATTTATCATGCCTGTTGGCGACAACAAGTTCGTTAAGGTTGTTAATGTTGGTGATCAGGAGATGCGTCAGACTGCTGACATGACCTCTAACCAGGATCAGACTTATGACTATCGTCTAGTATTCCGTATGGGCGTTGCTGTTCAGATCGGTCTAATGTTTGGTGTTTGGAACATCGCTTAATTTAAATGCAAAAAGGAATAAAAGGAGAATTTAATATGGTAACTAAGAAACCTAATGAAACCGAAGCTGTTACCGAAGAAGTGGTAACAAAATCTGAACCTAAGCAGGCTGTGAAAACTATTCGTAAGTTTGCACCTGATGACAGAATTACTTGTCGTAGTGTAACTTTTGGAGAGCTTTTACTAACTGGAGTAAAGTCTAAACTACTGTATACTTGGGCTAATTATGGTGATACTACCGAAGTTGAGTTCCAGGATCTACAAGCCATGAAATCCATGAGATCTAGTTATTTGTATAGACCTAGATTTATCATTGAAGATGAAGAGCTAATAGAACAGTGGAGTAAAGATTTTGGTGATATGTATAAAGACATTGAAGATACCGATGTGGAAAACTTGTTTAAACTGCCTCTTGGCCAATTCAAGGCAAAGCTTAAGAAGGCACCTAAGGGTGTTCAGCAAGCAGTCAAGAATATTGCTGGAGAGAAGATTTTAAATGGTTCTCTAGATAGTATTGCTAAAATCAGGGCTATTGACGATATTTTAGGTACAGATCTAAAGGTTTATATTCAGTAATTTGGAGGTGACCTTATATGGCTACCCCATATGAAAAAATTTATGGTCGTTTTTTAAATCGTACAACTGATTTTAATCTTGTTGAACTAGACGACAATACATTAAGCGAAATGCTTAAGAGTTGGTTACATAGCGCAATTGTTAATACACGCACTTCCAGTGACCTATCTTTACGTGATGATGAAAATGAAGTTTTCGATAATGATTTATCTGATTTAGATATTGAGTTACTTGCTATGGGAATGACTATGGCATGGCTTGACCAAACTCTGAATTCTACCGAATTGACATTGATGATGCTCGGAGGAAAAGAGGAAAAATTGAGGCAATTGTTGCCTACAGTTCGCTGCAATTGGAAACTTTGCAGTGTATCTCTCTGAATTGCTGGAAAGCCGTTAGAGCCTTTACACTACAGCATGGATCGCAAGATCGAGTGTAAATGTTTAAAAAGTTAAAGGATTCGGTAATCAGCAGCCAAGCTGCCATATATTATACTTGACAATACAAAATTAATATGGTATAATATGGTAGAAGGTTCAACGACTATTACCTGAAATGGTATTAGGGAGAAGTCTCCCGAAGTAGAGAGTGCCTAAGTCCGTAAGGATATGGTAAATGATATAGTCTATGCTTACGTGAGAACGTAAGAAAAATTGTTTATAAGAAGGATTTTTATGACGTATATTGAGTTTATAAATGATATATTAAATACTCGTGGTAGATTTGCTTGTGGAGATGAGTATCATGAGCGGCATCACATTATTCCTAAGTGTATGAATGGTAGTAATGATGATGACAACTTGATTGACTTATTTGCCAGAGAGCATTTTGTTGCTCATAAATTATTGGCCTTAGAGAATCCAAATAATAGAAAATTGCAACTGGCATATATATGTATGTCTTTTGTAAGAAATGACAGAGAACACCGATATCGACTTAATGATGAGGAATATGAACAAGCTAGAATTGCTTGTAGCATAGCATGTAGTGGTGAAAATAATCCGTTTTATGGAGATCATTCTCAGGCTGGAGCAAATCACCCGCGTGCCCGTGCAATATATTGTCCAGAATTAGATGAGGTGTTTTGGGGAGCTAAAGAAGCTCAAGATAAATATGGATTTCATAAAGCCGATATTGCCAAATGTTGCAAAGGAATACTTGGTCACACTGGTAAACATCCTATTACCGGAGAGCGTTTAACATGGTTTTATGCTGATGTTACATTTGAAGAAATGGAAAGAATGAACTCAATGCGGAATAAACCACATCCGAATAGTAAAAGGGTGTATTCTCCAGAACTAGATATGTATTTTGATTCAGCTACTAAGGCTGCAAAATATCTTGGTGTAACAGTTGGTAATATTTGTTCGTGTTGTAACAGAGATCCAAAACACAGACATGCCGGCAGACATCCAAAAACTGGCGAATTATTAACATGGATATACGTCTAAAATATAAACAATTCTTCAATTGTGTAACGAATAATTGAAGTAATATTACAGTTTACAGCCAAGCGAATCATATTGCAGAACTTCGTGCATTGCGTGAAGACACCAGACTGGAAATGAAGCGGTTGCATAGTTATAAAACGTATACCAACAATTCATATTTTAATAACTAGGAGGCGTTTCCGATGAATATTTACACAGAAATACCTCCTAGTCAAATAGCTGCAGAAAAGGAATATATTCGTTCTGCAATTTTTAAGCTTCTACCATATAAGGAAGAACGTTACGAATATTTGGATAATTATTTCGGGTCAGTGCTACAACTACTAAAAGGTTTCAATAAGATTTCTGGCAATCAGCCGGAAATGGTCAGTATTATAAGTAAGATTGCATATGCACGAACAGAGGCCGAAGATTTTGAAGATTATCGTAAAGCTATTCTTGATGCTTGTGGCATGGTAGAACGCATCAAGGAGAGTGATCCTAATGCTTGATTCATTTAGGCTGCGCATGGCTGCACTTGGAGGTTACGAAGGTGAAGCTAGGCGTAGAAACTCTCAAAAAATTATGGATGCATCTTGGATGCGAGATCCAGCCACTAAACCTGTTTATGTTAAATGGGTAGATAGTGGGTTGCCACTAATTGATGATGACGACATTCCAGTTTACGCTAAATATAACGTAAAGTCTTATCATAATATTACTGGTGATGAAATTGCATATTTATTGCAGTTTAGATTAGAGGACATGAGAGAGAGACCTGATATTAAGGTTGGCTCTTATGTTCAGATTATGAACGAAATGGAACAGCCTGAATGGTGGTTAATTTGGCATTATGATGACAGACCGCAATTCAGACAGTTCTCAATTGTGAAATGCACATGGGTATATAAGTGGACATCTTTTAAAGATGGTCATAGAATTATACATCAATGTTTGGGTGTAACTCGTAATCAGAATAACTATAACAGTGGTTGTTGGTTGGACTATACATTTGAAGTAGTAGAACAACAACATGTTATGTTAATGCCATCTAATAAGGATACAAATATTCTTACTTATAACACAAGAATGTTGGTATCTAACGAGGGTAGATATCCACCGATAGCTTGGAAAATTTCAAAGGTGCAACCATCTGTAGTTAACGACACTGTTCGTTTTACTATGACTCAAGAGCAGTATAATGCTGCTGTTGATGATGCCGAACAGATGATTGCAGACTATAGAAAATCTTATGTTGAGCCTGAGCTTCCAGAGCTTGAAGAAACTCCAACTATACCTGGAATGGAGACTACTTATTCAGCAATGCCAATTGCTCGATCTGATTTAGAAATTGTTTATTCTGGTAAACCTGCGGTACGTGCAGGCGGTGGCTTTAAGAAGTTCCGTCTAAAAATACGTACTGATGGAAATCTAGTTGATGTTTCTGATGATGTTGAGTGGAGTGTTGATTTTGGTGGAAATGAGGATAAACTCGAATGTGCTGTTGAAGATAATGTTTTTAGAGTAAAGTGCTTAAATGATTATTCATTAATAGGCAAAACTTTTACTCTTACTGCTGAAAGTGCATATAGTTCAAAATCTATCATTGTGGAGGTGACTTCACTATGATACGTGACGTTCAAAAAGTTAAAGATGATATAATTGAAATGAAAAGATTGATAAAACAAAAGCTTATTGCCGATACTGATATTCTTGAGGCGTTGCATAATCCTGACATTGATATAGATAGCCCGGACGAATTTCTGGACAACAACATTTATGGATTTATCAGAATTCCAACAACACAAGATACAGTTAGAAATTTTATTTGTTTTACTGTTGATGATATTGAGGAAAACCGCTTCAATGAGGTTATGAAAACTCAATATATTCAGTTTAATTGTATTTGTCATCTTGAAGATATGAAGACTGAATATGGAATTGATAGACATGATTTACTTGGATATTTAGTCAGAGATACTTTTAACTGGACTAATATTTTTGGTTTACAGTTTAAGTTGATCTACAACAAGGAAAGCACTATTGATTCTGATTATTATTGCAGAACTCTAAAGTTTGAAGCTACGAAACCAAATTCATTAAATAAAGCAAGGATGGATAATCCATATGATAAACTTAGACGTTGATGATTTAAAACTGTATATTGGTGATGATTATGTCATCAATGAAAATATTAAAGTTTTACAGCCAACAATAAGACAAATTGCTGAGTTTGGTGAACGTGAGTTTTTTTCTGTAGTTCATACTGTTACTGCAATCCCTAGTGATATGAAGTCTCAACTTTGGGATATGAATTTAGACTGGATGGAAGTTGAAGATTTTGAACTATTTATGATGCTTGCACAGACATTAACACCAGATAGAACTGGTCTTCTATTTGGTGATTTAGATTTTTCAAAATTGAGACCATTTAGAAATAATCAAAATGGAGATATCGTTTTAGCAGACAGGGAAACTGGTCTTGTTATTGATAAAATGATATATCTTCGAATTGTTTCTTATCTTCGTAAGGCATTTAATATTACGCCGAAAATTGAAAGAGCGGCGAATAAAATGACCAAGAAAATTTTAATCGAAGAAGATAGGAAGAAAATTGAACTTAATAAAGATAAGCCTTTTAAGTCTTTTTTATTGCCACTAATTTCAAGCGTAAAAGTCAAGCAAGGTTACACCAAAGAATATGTACTCAATATGGGGTATGTTGAATTTATGAATGACGTTGCTAGATTGCAGGTGATTCACAATGCTGACCACTTACTATCAGCTTGTTATGCTGGTACTATTGATATGAAGAAGATAAATAAGGCAGAATTGAATTGGATGAAAGAGTTATAAGACTCTTTAATATTAAATAAATTTTTATGGAGGTAAATTATTATGGCTTTCGATTTAAATAACTTTGTTATTGACAGAATTGTCCGTGGTGTTGCTATTTCTCAGGACAAGGACAATCCTACTGTATTATTCTCTATTAATCAGATCCAGAATGCTTCTCTAAACTGTGCTTCTGAGTCCACTGATGCTGTTGACGCAATGGGTACTCCTATTGCTACTTTCTATAGAGCCAAATCTGCCGAGTTCTCCGCAGAGAATGCTCTATTCGATTAATTTATAGTCGACGTATATAGTAATATGTATGATAAAATATGAATTGAATTGCTGGAAAACCCTAAAGCTAATCAAACCACAACGCAAGGTTGAAATAATTCTAATCGTGATGGTTACGAAAGTATAAAAAATTGATTAGATGGCATATGGTTAAATCCTAAGTGTTAAAACAATGGGCGATCAGCAGCCAAGTTCCGAACAGGAAAAGGTTCAACGACTATCCCGTAAGGGAGTAGGATACAAGCGATTGGTATCCGAAGTGGTTCACAGCCTTGTAATAGGTTGAAGATATAGTCTACGCTCTAATGAAAATTAGAGGTGAATAACGTTCACAAATTGAGAGTAGCGTCTCAATTTAAATACAACGGATGAATCTAATGGCTACCCAGTTAGGTACTTCTAAGAAGGTTGCTTCTGCTGCTTCTAAGATCACCGCTCCTGCTATGGAAAGTTTCGAAGTTCCTGAGGGCGGCAAATATGACCTAAAGCACACTCCTAAGGGTGAAGTTAAGGAAATCTACGCTCTAAATAGTGACAGCACCTTCGGCGTTAAGTATGTTAAGGCTACTGCTGCTTCTGCTACTGAGTTCTCTATTGCTGATAAGACCATTTCTCTACCCACTGGCCTAGCCGTTGGTACTGAGATGTTTGTTATGTATGAGTATGAGACTGAGAATGCAGTTGAAGTCGTGAATAGTGCTAAGAACTTCCCTGTTGGTTGCAAGTTCGTAATGGAAGTCCTAGGTTGCGACGTATGCGATCAAACCAATCTAGTTTATGCTTATGTTATCTTCAATAACGCTAAGCTAAGCCCTGATTTCGACTGGAGCATCGCTACTGATGGTACTCACCCCTTCTCTATGAAGGCTCAGCAGGACTACTGTGACAAGGAGAAGAGACTATTCTCCATCATCATTCCTGGTGATGAGGAATAATTTGTCAATATAACACTTGACAATACAAAATTAATGTGTTATAATATACACAAGATAGGTAGAGAGTAATTAACTCTACTGATACGGGCTGGAGCCTCTCATCCAGCCCTTCTTGTGGTTATTAAATAATGAGAGAAGTTAAAGATAAGTGAGGTTGTCGTATATGGAATATAGAACCGCTGATGCGCTATGTGGCATTTATAAAATCACAAATAATATTAATGGTAAAGTTTATATTGGACAAAGTATTAATATTAAAGAAAGATGGAACGATCATATTAAGTCTTTAAATAGAAAAGATAGTCATTCTACGCTTTTACAACGTGCATGGAATAAATATAAACAAGAGAATTTTTCTTTTGAAATTTTAGAATTATGTTCCGAAGATGAATTAGATGATGTTGAAGTTAAATATATAGAGCTTTATGACGCTATTAATAATGGCTACAATATTGAACCAGGTGGGAATAAGAATAAACATTTATCCGAGGAAACAAAGAAAAAAATTGGTGATGCGAATCGTGGACGACATCATTCTGAAGAGACAAGACAGAAGATGTCAGAGTCAAGAATGGGAGAAAATAATGGCATGTATGGAAGGCATCATACAGAAGAGTCTAAAAAGATGATGAGTAATGCAGCAAAAAATCGACCAGGGCATAGACCGTCTGATGATGGTTTAGAGCGTATTCGACTTGCTAATTTAGGGAAAGAAGTGTCAGAAGAAACACGTAAAAAAATTAGTGAAGCTAACATGGGGAATATTCCACATAATAAAAACCCACGACCAGTATATTGCGTTGAATTGAATAAAGTGTTTGAAAATCCATCTTCTGCAAGTAAGGAATTAAAAATTAGTAGTGGTAATATTATTGCTTGCTGCGAACATACCAGAAAAACTTGTGGCGGGTATCATTGGATATATGCAGATTCAGATGAATATACTGGGTTCATTAAATCTTTAACAATACAAAATTAATAACATAAGAGGTGAATTCTTATGAGAAGAAATAGAAAATGCATCTGTTGCTCAACGGAGTATTCTTACTGCCCTGATTGCAACGGATCCGACAGATTAAAGCCGTCTTGGTACTCTGAGTTTTGCAGTGAAGACTGTAAAGACTTATGGCTGACAGCAACTAAATTCAACATGGGAATGATTGAAAAGAAAGATGCAAAAGAGACAATTTTAGCTTTAAGCTTAAAAGACAAATCTGAGTATGTTACGTGTGTTCGGCGTGACCTTGAAGTTATTTTTGCAGAAGAACCCAAGAAACGTGGCAAGAGAATTGAAATCAACCACATCGACGACACAATGGCCGTCGAGCCCACCTTACATGAAGTAGTTAAAGAAGAAAATGAATAAGGAGCTATACTTCATGCTAAACGAAGACTAGCTCCTTATTTTTTTTATGCAAAAAGGAGGAAAAGGAATTGGTTAAATCTCCAATTACTCAAAAGGTATACGACCCGGCCAATTGTATTCACATTCCGAATATGCTGCAGGCAAGACGTTACTTGTCATATCTTGGTCCAGAATACCTTTTAGATGTACTTTATACAGATACACGCAGAGAAGATTCCCTTGTCTTTGTTTTTAAGAAGTGCCCAGAAACACGGAAAGCAAAGGAACTATGGGATAACCACGAGTTAAATTAATATGATTATATTATTATATTTATTATTTGCTTTTAATATGATAGACACATATTGCACTATGTACATATGTGATCATGGAGGCATAGAATTAAATCCAATCGTCAACTGGTTATTGCAGTGGCCGATGGCGTTTATTTTAACTAAGATATTCGTCTTTGCGGTATTTGCGGCGGTTGCATGGAAATTACGAAAACACAAAATGGCATATATAATGACACTTGCTATTGTTATACCATACTTTTTTCTTGCTAGTTATTATATTATCCTATTCGTGTTCTTCTTATAAAAAAACGAGAAAGAGGTGTTTTTATGGACCAAGACACCATCGACACTCTTATAGGTGACGTACCAGTATCTGAGCAATTAGGTGCAGCTCTAGAACGTATGGCCCAAAAGGATCATACTCATAACTACGCCACACATGAAGAGGTCGAAGAATTAAAAAGGAAAATAGATTTGCTTATGGATTTGGTTGGTGATACATCCGTATCCGAGCAAATCCAAAACGCAATTAATAATATTAAATAACATCTTTTAAAGAGGTGATTTAAAATGGCAACAAAAAAATTACAAATTATAGGTAGCCTCGGCAG